CCAGTAGTCGTCTAATCATGCCCTCAGCTTCCCTTTCACTCTGAACCAGGCTTCGCTTCCTGTCGTAACCGTGAGATCGCCAGGGGTTGTGGACAGCGCGATCACTGCGCCAACCGTGACCGTCTTTAGGACACGTTGCGACCAGGCCGTGCGCTGACGCGTTCCCGACGAGCCCGCCGCTGGCAGCGTCCATCTGGCTACCGGTACAGTACCATCGACCTGCAGCACGTCTGCATCGAAGAGCAGCAAGAATCGTTCTGATAGAACCGAAGCCTTCACGATGACGTCCACAAGCACGATGTCCATCGGGCCTACATGCGCGATTGCGGCGTCCTCCGGGAGCTTTCCGGTCACGTAATCAATATCATCGACACCGGGGAACCAGACACCCTGTGAGTGTCTGTTTGATGCGTCCTCGTCTGTCTTTATCTTGTCACCCGCGAGCGGGATTGTGCGGAGGAGATGGCTATCGCTCATGGCAGTAGGCTCTTTCCGATACCTGGATCGATGTCGTATGGAATGGTTGTTTCGGTCATGATTGTTTTGGCGTGCGAGGCAACATTGAGGACTGGGACGAAAGCGCCTCGCAGACCGTTATCACACGTCCCCGACGAGTTGGTTGACATAGACTTGGTACATTTGGTCGAACTGGGACCCGATCATGTAAAGGACGTTTCCGCTGCTCGAGATGGACATCCCCTGGATCGAGTCGTCGATATTGATGACGCTTCGCGCGTTGCCCGTGTAGCTCGCCGTTGCGATGTCAAACGGGGTGCTCATCGAGTATTCATATATTGTGTCGTTCGTATCGCCTTTGATGAAAAAGCGGCTACCGTCTGGGGCTATCTCAAGCTCTTGCGGGATGGCTTCCTGTGCTGTCACATCGTATGACTTCGACGCATAGGACGCCGTGGAAATGTCCCATGGGGTCGAGCATGTGTACTGGAAAACCGTGTATTGCGTTTGACCAATCACGTAGACTTTGGTTCCGTCTGAACTGAATCGGAACCCGCGAGGAGATGCTTCCTGGCCTGCGACGGAGAGGTTCTTTGATGCACTTGCTGCCGTGGAAATGTCCCAAGCGACCGAGAGATCGAATTGCTCAATAGTCTGGCTGGTCGCATCCAGCACATATGCCTTGGTGCCGTCTGCGCTCATGTCGATGTCGTAGGGAATCGAGATGAGCGTGTCGAATGTCTTTGATTGGTAGCTCGCGGTGCCCACGCGATGCGCGGTTGACATCTGGTACTGATAGATGTCCCCGGTAGACGCGAGTCCGTATAGGTTCGTGCCGTCGCCGCGCGCCTTCAGGCCACGGAAAAGAGCGGACTCGGCCGCCGTGCTGGCTTTTTCAAACGTGTCCGTGAATCCAGACAGCCTGAATGGCAGTGCCCGCGTTTGGCCGTACCGGATGTCCAACGCCTTGAGAAACTGCGCTAGGTCTGCGCTCGGCGTCAACCCTGCCGCCTCTATAACGAGGACAATCGCTTCCTGAACTTCGTTTAGAAACTTGCTCCCCAGTATCGCGCCGCTCTTGAACCCATCCTTGCCTGGTCCGTAGAGGTCTATGGCTCTGCCCGATGTGTCAATCCGTTCCATTGCGTTTCCGGTCCAATCGCTGCTACAGGATGTTGTACTTGCTGGTGAGGTATGCTTTGACGCTTGCTGCCGCAGCGAGGTCGTAGTCCCCAGAAATCATTTCCGCGACGGTGCCATGGAACCCGCCTCCCAGCGCTATCCCCTGGTCTCCGACCACTGCGACGCCGCTATGCGCCACGCTCCCGCCATCGCCGTTTGCGTTTGCGATGAGCTGCGTCGTCGCATCCGCTGCAATAAAAAGGTAGTTGAAGCGATTCATGTAGACCGGCGCCGTGACAGTCGTGGTTCCGTAGGTGAAGTTCGCTTCATATCCTCCAGCGCCGTCCACGTCGACGCCCATGGTGAAGTCCGCCCCGTCGCTCAGCATGTCCGCAGGCCCCGTGATGTCCTCCGGCCAAAACACCAGGAACAGCGAGAAGTTCTTTTCCTTCAAGAGAGTGTCCGCGTCTACGCTGCCCGCCGCCGAGTGATTCAGGCCCTGGATGGCTTTGTTTGCAGGGACGTCCGGGTCCCATAGTGACACGCACGACCATCCATCCGTTGCACGCGGTATCGGCAGCGCTCCGCCGCTGATGTCCCAGCTGTTCGCTGGAGACACTCGATTCGTCCATTCCGTAATCTCTCCGCCAGATTCCACGTACTCGCCTGTCACGTAGTGATGGCGCAGGTCTGTTAGTGCTGAAACGATCGCCGGGTCCCACATCGCGAAATCCGGGACACCGTATATGTGCGCATGGGCGCGCAGAACGCACTCGAGCACATCGTCCGATGCTCCTGTCTCGTATGAGATGCGCTTCACAAACTTTTGCGATTCCTCATACACGTGGTCCCCGCACAAACTGATGTCCGCGCGGAACATGCGGTAGCTGTTGAGCTCTACCGTATACCCGACTAGCGCTGCCAAAGCCTTGTAGGATGGCTGGCTCTGGTCCAGCTCGGCTACGAATCTCGCCTGTGCGTTTGTCTGGCGTTCCTGGGTCGTTGCGCCGATCGGCGTGCATGCGTCCGGAAGTCGCAAGAAACTCTCCCATTCTTGCAGCATCTCGTCTGCGTCCCCTGGCAGGACCTGCTTGTTCCAGTTCTCCAGGTGCTCAGCAAACCTCGCATTTGTCCTCTGGAGAGCATTGAGCAGCTTCCCCGTCTGGCTGTCCTCGCGACGCGTCCAGATCCCCGGAGGCATCATGCTTAGTGCGATGCGCAGGTAGCGCTGCTGGAGTGCGTCTAGGTCAGCCACTTTACTACAACCATGTGATGCTCACCGCATTGTACACCCCGAACTCGCCAGGGTCCTGGTCTACGGCCGGACTAGAAATCGTCAGATGCTCGTACGCTTTCTGTGCCCCGTTCTCGAGCGCGTTGATGTCCAAGATGTCGCCCGGCTTTGTGATGCCCGCGATGCTCTTTAGGTGGTCTTCCATCGCCGTTTTTACTGCGTCGCGAGTCGTGGTGTCCGGAGGCCCGTTCGATACGCTTACCGCAAGCGTTTGCAGATTGGCTGCTTGCACGACTAGTCCGTACATGAAGATCGGCTCTTTCGTCTTTATGTACGCGTCGACATCTGAGACAACCTGGGCAGTTGGCGCAACCAGGCCCGCAGCAGCGATGATGACCGTGGTGTATCCGATCTCCGGGAGACCCCCGAACTCCCAAGCAAATAGCGTCGAATCCTGCTCATGCGCCCACTGCACGAAGTCTCCCGGGCCACCCCCGCGATTCGGTGATTCGAAGTGATTATGGATTCTGGCTAGCACCTCTGGCTGCGTCTCGTCGTCGCGGCCACCGCTCGCCTCGTATGTTCCCGCAGAATCTACTCCGGGGATCGGCTGCGACAGCGTAAACGCTGTGCCTGGGTCCGCGTTTGTGTCCGCCCCTCCCCGCGTTGCAGTTGCGTTGACCGAAGCGACCCCGCCAGAGACTGTGACCAGGGCGTCCGTCTCGTAAGGGACTCCGTTCGGGTTTGTGTATTTTGTCAGCGCAGGGATATCGGTCCCATCCGTGCCAGTGAAGTTAGCCTGCCCTGACGCTGGCTGCTTCTTGATGTGCGGAGGATTGAGCTTCAGGAACGTCGACCACCGCACCGTCGCCTCGAGGCTGCTGCCCTCTCTCGGCGGCGTCTGTTTCGCTTCGTATGCGACCGCCCCGTAGTTGCCGTGGGCGAGCCCGGCCTGGACCAGGGCGAGCAAATACTCCGGCGTTCCGCGCAGCTGCGCGACGACGCTTTCCGTGTATTGGACGACGTCCGCAGCTGCCTGCGTAATGAGGGTGACGAGTGTCGGGCGGCTATGAGGCACTTAGTAGCTCCACCGGGTCTTCGACAGACGGATTAGGGTTGCTTGGGTCGTAGATGGTCGGATAGACCGCAATGAACCGCTCGCCTCGCTCGACTGTGACGTCGACGCGGTCCGCAAGGCCGGCTTCGATCCACCATGCAAACGCATCCTCTGCGTACCGGTGCGCCTTGCTTTCTGCTCTGGCCGTGTTCTTCTCGCGCTCGACCAGCCAGAGCTTGCTTCCGATCGGCTGCGTTAGGCCCATGAATGGTTCCGCCCACCACCCGCCACGGTCTGAGCCCGCGGGCACCTCGTCCTCGTCTGCTCTGCTGTCGATTCCTATCGTTAGCAAGACCATGGTGCGCCTCGTGCTGTCCTCTGCGTACCTGCCGCCGTCTATGGCGAGGTCGGCCTCTCCCGTCTCTGGATCGTACACGAGCTTTAGCATTTGAAAACCACCGTCATTCTCCGAACGCTTTGTCGCATCCCACTTCGCCCACCTCCGCATATGCCACAGCTGGCGGAGCAACCGTGATTGCCGTGGCCATGTATCCAACCTGCGCTCCGAGGTGGTCCTTGATTTTACCCAGCTCCGCCTCCACGCGATCTGCTCTTGCCAGCTTGTAGTTGCCGCCATCCTTCGACGTCAGGAACACGTTGCCGTCCTTGTCGAGAAAGAGCTTCCAGCCCGTGAGCGTGTAGAGTCCGCCTTCGCCTTCTTCCGCGCCTTGGGGCCGCACTGATCTCTTGTTCGCGAGTATCGCCACCATGCCCTCACGGTCACCTCCGAGGCTCATCGCAAGGGCCTCGCTGTCCTTCGGAGGGTTGAATGATACCCCGTATGGCTGGAAGTGCTCGATGTCGTCCTCGGTTTCGTCTGCGAGGACGTCGAGTTGCAGCGACTGCATCATGCGCTTGTCGTTTACTAGATTGACGACTGCGCGTTGAATGAGGCTCTCCAGTCGCGCGTCGACTTCTTCTCGAATGATCCTATAGATGTTCATGACTTCCGCGCACGCCTTGCTTTATTTGCCCTTGTACTCGAAGCCGCCCTGGGCTCTCGCTTGTCTGACTAGCGCAGCAAAGCTCATGGCGCCGCTCTTCTTCTTTCCCTTTGGCCTCCGACGCCTGCGGTACGGCTCCATCGAAAACGCCTCTGGATGAGTGAGCTCGAGCTCTGTCACGTAGCCGCTGTCCGACACGCCTGGGCCAAAACGGTAGCGAGCCGCTGTGATCAACAGCTCTTCGTTGTCGAGCTGAACCCATGGGTCGGTCACGTGCGCTAGGACGTTCGGTTGCCAGAACCCCTCTGCGTTCCGAAAGCCACTCGTGGCCACGACAACTCTGTCGCTTTGCCCTGCGCGCCTGTTGCGCTCCCAAGTGGCCCGTTTTTCAAGGTATTTGTGGCCCTCGCCTGCGCGGCGTATGACGACGTAGGGGCGGTATCTCTTTGCCTCTCGAAGCTCGTCGTCGAACACCTCGGCCTTGATTTGAGATGCGGCGCGTCCGTGCGTTTCGTCATCGCCTGCGCGCTGCCCCTTGAAAATGTAGTCGCTGAAACGGCCAGACCAATCCTCATCCCTGGACGCGGATAGGATGTTTATCCCGGCCTCGAGCTTAGTCTGCGTCCGGTTCTCGCCTATCTTGCCTACGATCAGATTTCCATGCAGGTCGCAGTACGGAAACAGCCCACGGATTTGCGCAGCCCGCTGAATCGCAAGAAGCGCGAGCTCGCCCGAGTTCAGCGAGAACCGCTTGAATGGTTTTGGCTTGTCCTCAAATACCCTGGGCCGGATGCCATATGGCTTTGTGATGTCCTTGAGAATGTCATCCAGCGTCTGGTTCGACCACCTGCCCGGCGGGAACACTGCTGCGCAGTCTACCAGGTCCGCTGTCAGGCTCCGCCCCACCACCCTGAGCGTTGCCGTGCTTGCTGTGTGGCTCGCATGGGTGCCGTCAACACGGCCCGTCAACAGCTTCTTGCCGTCGACAAGGACGACGCACTCGTTGCCGCGCTCGATGGGCCAGCTGTCTTGCCCCTCGACCCATCTGTCGATGTAGGTGAGCGAGAAGCTGTGCGCCAGGTGCTGTATCGAGAACCCGACCTGTCCCCTCGTGAATCCGCCATATGCGACGCCGTCGACTAGCAGCTCGACTAGATGGTCCGCGTCCGTCGCCTGGTGCCCTTTCTCATCTGCCATCGATCAGAACCTCTATTGGCCCTTCGAGAAAGTTTGGGTCCGGAGGATTGTTGCGCTGAATGATCTCCGTCTCCCGTGTAGCGTCTCCGTATAGAACGTGGGCCGCCAGTACCGCCGGCATCGGTCTACCCGGCGTGAACGTGCCCACCTCCGGCAGCGTGCCCGCTACGCCGTCATAGAACGTGACCAGGTCCGCGCTGAGGGATGCAAGCTCCTGGTAGGTGTTGTCGTCTGACGTTAGCTGCGCTTCCCTGATGGAGTCCACGAAAGCATTGCGCGCCGTCCTCGCCTGGCTCCGATTGTCTGGGGGCGTCACGAGAGCAGACCGCGCCGCTGACATGAGTAGTCCGATCCGCATGAGCTCGATGAGTGCGTCCTGGTTGTCTGCCTCGCGGTCTCCTTCTTCGCTCCCCCTCGTTACAGGGTCGAAGTCGTCACCATATGTCTGCGTCGGCCCAAGCACCCCGGCCAGCAGTACGTCGAGAAAGCTGCCGGTGATGAACGAGTTCGCCGTCTGATTTGCCGTTACGAGCACCCCTGCAACCGAGTTGACGGTGGTCGTCAGAGCATCGCCCAGCGTGTTGACCAAGTCTGTTGGTGTCGCGACGAGGCTAACGAGAGCGCCAGACAGATTCGCGAGCTGGCTTACCCCATCGTCGACGATGTTGAGCGCCGTCTTGATCTCGAAATCGATCGCCTGAACCTTAGACGCAGCGTTCTTCAGCAGGCCAATGGTCCGCCGGTCGATTGTCGTAGCTCTGAAGCGCTGGACAAATCGCTCGCCTGCTGCCCCGTAGGCTCGCTGTGCGCTGATGTCCGCGTGTCCGGCTACGTCCTTGCGCTCGAATGTCCGAGCCCCGCCCACCTCGATGGCGGTGAACGAGATAGACGCATAGCCCAGCTTGTTCTTGTCTTCGGAAACGCGTGGCTTGCCGATGATTGCCACACGCTTGATGCCATGGAACGGATGAACGAGCTCGCCGCTCCCCTTTTTGGTAAGCGCAGCAACCATGGCATCGCGGTCTTTGTTGTACTCATCGCCAAAAACAAACGCGCGAATCTCCCACTCGTTAGTGTCGCGGCCGAGGTCTTGAACGAACGCGTATTCCTGTCCTGGGATCTTGTGAACGATCGTGCGCCTCGACGGCACCCACTCGTGCTGGTCGATCCAAAACTTCGCCCCGTTGAAGCTCGCTTGCTGCTTGCCCCAGCTTAGGTCTTCTTTCCACGTCATTGTCGCCACGGCCCGACGTAGCCACCGGAGGGGCTGTTTTGGCGGTCGATCTTGTCAGCTATGTTTCGTAGCTCGCCTGCGAGGACGTCTGTCTGCTCCGACGTGCTTTGCGATAGCTCTTTTGTTTGCTCCTGAATCGGCTCCCCGAGGCCCAAGTATCTAAGTTTTTTCTGGCGCGATGCCTCCGCGCTCGTCTCGTCGCCGAACTGGGACTCGAGGAACGGCCCGCCTAGATACGCAGCGGTGCCGGCCAGGGCCGCTGCCCCGAGCAATGCTCCTGCTGGAGACTTAACAGCCCCCTTCATCATTGTGCGAACCGCACTCACCTTCTTCCCTCGGCCGAACAGCTTTGCGAAAATACCAAGGCCGATGATCGTGTTTAGGTTGTCCATCACCGTGTTCACGCCCTCCGAAACCAGGGGATGCTTGCTCTGAAACTCCTGCTTTGGTCGCGCAATGCTTGTCGCAGCCGAAAGCACCTCCGCCGACCTGCGCACAGCTTCCGCGCGCCCCCTTGCCTCGAGCGCTGATGCCTCGCCGGCCTTTGTCGCGTTGAACTCTGCTAGCGCGGCATTTGCCGTAGCCTCGCCTACGCGTGCGCTCGACGCGGTGCCGACCAAGGCTTCGAACGGGGTTACTTTGTCGCCCTTCTCCCTGGCAGCCAGTGTCGCGGCGATCAGCGCACGAGCAGTCTCCTGCCCCCTTATGTTGGTGAACGTCTTCAGGAATAGCTGATTGCCCAATGGGGTGCCCTGCAGCTGCCCAAGCGGACTGTCGGCCAGCTTGTTGATGAGCGTGTTCACGTCGATCTGGCCGCTCTTGTCCCGAAATCCGGTGATCCCCAGCGCCTCAAACTTCCCTCCCGGGCCGCCCTCTTTGATGACCGTGTTTAGGAAGTTCTTGACCGACGTCTCGACCTCATCCTTGTTCTGTAGGCTTCCGCCTGCGAGCTGGAACAGTGCGAACGCTTCACGCGCGCCCTTGATGTCTCTGCGGCCTGTCACAGACGCGAACTGCGCGATGCGAGGGGCGAAACTTGTTGCGATGTCGCCCGCTTCGATCATGCCTCTGTCGGCGCTCTGCTTTAGCAGCGCGAGGATCTCTGGAATGTCGTCGTCGGTCAGGCCCGTGAACTTCTTGACAACTGCGCCTGTTGCTCGCACCAGTTCACGCTCTGATGACTCGAGCACGAATGCAAACTTGCTGAATGCGTTTATGTTCTTGGTGAACATAGTCGGCCTGTCGAACGTTGCCTGAGCCTCCTGCAGCCCGCCCAGCACTCCAAGCGGAGTCCTTTGGTTCTGCTCTGCCGCCCGGAGGATGTTTTCCTGAATAGCTGGCCGCTGCGCCGGCGGTATGTTCGCCTGATTTGTAACAATGGTGAACCGCTTCGTGAACTCGATTGCGTCCTGCGTGCGCTGCTCCGGAGTCGAAAGCCCTAGATAGCTCTCTGCCCTGTTCACAACCCCGCGACCAATGGCCGCTCCCGCTACCGCCGCTGCCCCAAACTGAGCCAAGCGCCTGCGGCGATCTCGCGACGCTTGCTCCATCGCTTTCGTTTCGGACCTGATTGTGCGCAGTTTCTCACGGCTCTGCTTCTTGAACTCCTGCGTCTCCCGTCTGGTCTGCCTGATGCGCTGATTGAGGTTTCTGATCGCGTCCCTGTGCTTCTCGCGCTCAAGTCTGCGTTGCTCTCTGATGCTTTCCTTCTTTGACCGGAGTATGTCCCTCTCCGCACGCTCGGAGCTCCGCTTGCGCTCCCTGTTCTGGCGGGTTGAATCGCGGGTCGCCTCGCGCTGAGCCTGCGTCACTTCCTTCGTGACCCCCTTGATTGCTCGCTTCACATCTCCGCCGTGTTCAACGCGGATTTGTATGTCAAGTGGGATCGTCGCCATGTTCGATTAACTCTCTGAAGTAGATGAGCTGCCAGTCGTTGATGTCGGAAACGCGGCAACGATAGAACGCAGCAAGTTGCGGAGCGTACCTGGCTCGTATTGCGCCAAGAGGACCTTGGCGCTCTGCTCTTTTTTTAGCGCGTCTACCAACTGCAATACTTGCTCCTTGTCCAGCGAGAGCCGCGTGTTCGTTGCGTCCTGGTAATCCAGGTATCCCTGGAACAGCTCGTGCCTGATAACCGTGTCCAGTCGCCTGACTTGCACCTCGTCCTTGAAGAACTTCTTCGGAGGGTCGCTGTCCGCAACGAATATCGCATTGGCCAAGATTTGTCGCTGCTGCTCGATGTCCATCGTCTCTGGCGATATTTTCGTGAACTCGTCCATCTCGTACCCGTTGCTCATGCACCGGTTGCGGATGTAGCCGTGCGCGCGAATGATGCACTCGTCCATCTCCGACTCTGTCAGAAGTCTCACGCCCACATCGAAGTCACCGCCAGGAAATGGAAACCTCCCGAGCTCGCGACGCGTAGACAGCAGTTCCTTGACCAGGTCGTCGCTGAACTCTGTCAAAGCTCAACCGCTTCTGGCCCCTCGACGCGAAGCGTGAAGCTGCCGTCTGAAAGCTCGCCCACATCAGCCGTGAACGCATCCTCGATCATCCAGGCGACGCCCGTGTCCGTTCTGCAAACGAAAACCCCGCCAATGAACGCCCGGAGTTCTGCTCTGTCCACGCCAGCGTGGTGCGGGATGGTGCACTCGAAGTACGCATTGGTGTACTCCTCGACAGGGCCCGTTGTTTTCTGGTCCGTGTTCAGAGACTGCCGCCTCATCCCACCTTCGTAAAAGCGGGCTGTTGGAAGGCACTGGACTCGCTTGTTGTTGAGCGAGATTTCGCTCCAACGCTTTGTGAACTTTGGCATTTGCTATCTCCTGAACGCTGCGACGGTTGCAATGACGCCGAACTTGTTGATGTAGTCTGGCTTGATGAGTGCGTTGACCCGATTCACGTCGATCTCATCCCGTAGTGCGACAAGATCGTCCTTGAACTGATCGAAGTTTTCGAGAATCCCAAGTCGTTCGCCCGCCTTGAACCACGCCAGGGCGTTGGCTTTGACAAGTGTTGGAGTCATCAGCTTCACTCCGGGGTCAACCTGTGTCCCGTCGTCGCCTAGTTTGTTGTCGCCGAAGCGCGCGTACCATGCACGCCAGCTTTGCCGCGTCCACGCCATTGCTCGAACCGTGGTGTGGTCCTCCATCGAATCGTCCGCGACGCCGGCAACGTTCGTCGTATAGGTCGTGACGATGTTCTCGATGACTGGATTGCCTCCACCGTCGAGCTTGTATGTCGCGATTCCATCTTTGAGGAGAAGGTTCCGCTCCGACCTCGTGAACTCGCTGCCAGACGGAGGCGGCAGGCAGTCTGGTAGGGGCCGGCCAAGCCTCGGCGCATTGACGTCCGCCTCGGTTGCGGCTGCGTCCTCTGCGGCCCACTGCGCCGCCCAAATCCAAGATGGGGTTGGTGACAGCCCTGCGCCAATCAGCACGCCCGCAAACGCATTTCTGGACGCTGCCGCTGTAGTCAGGGTGCCGTGGCTGCCGCGCATTGCATGGAAGACTGAGCCTTCGAGTTGAACTTCTCCGTTCCATCTCGCCGCGATCATTGCTTCCATCTTTGCGATCGATGCAGGGTCGTTCAGTCCGCTCGCGATTGTGTCGTACCTCGTGTCCCCGTAGACCGCGATGCCCGCGTCGACGTCTGCCGGATTCGCGCCGCCTGACATTGCCGCGACGGTGACCGTGAGCCCGGGTACGTCCGCATCGTCCTGGCGCGTGTTCTTTGCCAGCAGAATGTCGTTCCCGCTCGGCCCCGTCCACGCGCATGTCACGGTAACGGCGCCCCCCGAGGCCGAAGCTGTCGCTGGGAGGCGCGGCTCCGCGTTGACCGCTGCGACTGCCAGTATAGCCGCTGCCCCCGCTGAAACCGGAGACGCATCCGTGTGCGGGATGAGGACAGGTATCCGCTTGCCAGCGATGTAGAGCGCAATCGTGCCCACGGCAGTGGATGTCCCCGCGATCGTGAACGTGCCCGTTGCCGCGACCCCTGCCGGGTCGTCGTTATGCGCGATTGCAAGGAGCTTCGCGTTTTTGTTGACTTTTCGGAAGCGCTCGCACATTGCGCCCAGCATAGAGCGCTCGCCGAAATACCCGTAGCCGTCGAGCTCGCCGACGACCCACGCCGGAGTGAGCTCTGCCATGCTACCGTCCGTGCGATAGCCCTGCAGGAGGGCGACGTGCGTTTCCCGCCCGGACGCTGCTCCTGACGGGTCGAACTCGAGGAACTGCCCCGGGGTCTTGATGTTGTTGCTGATCTCTCTGAACGAAACCATTGGTCAGTCCTTCTTGGTTTTGGGCCTTGGCGTAACGCGCACCACGTCACCGTGACGAATGCGCCGATGCCATTCTGGGGTGAGCGATTCCACGCGTACGCCGTCCGGTTTCATCACGGTGCCGTCTTCGAGCACCACGCGGCGCTCCCCACCGTCCGGCATTTTGGCAGGTTTTAGGTGAATAGTCATTGTTTGGACTCCGGTGCTATGGTGTTTGCGGTGGCTTCACCGTCTCAGTCGCGTGAACGTCTCCGGGGATGCCATCTGGAAGAACGATGTCTGTGTCTAGTCTGAGGAACTTGTCGAGACCGGATGCTGGCGGTCTCAGCGTCGAGTCAAAGCTGAATGGGATTGTCGCTTGGAAAGCAGGGAACACCTGCGACTTCCCAGGCGCGAACGCGTATTGGACGCTCTCCTGGCCATGCGTGACCTCGTAGATGCCCGCATCGTCCAGAGAAACCTCTGGCACAGCAGGGTGGGACCTGTCTCGCATCGTTGGCCATAGCGCCCGCCACACAAGCTGGGGGAGCGGCCACATCGCGTCCATCTTGTCCAGACCGATTGGCTGCATGTAGTAATCGAACCTGACGATGACTGTCGTCTGCCTGTCTTCCCATGGTAGGTCCGCGCGCCCCCTCTCGCTGTGTCGCCAGATCGCCAGCGCCGGCAGTTTTGAGCTCGCGATGCGCTCCAGTGGAATCGGGTGCTGGTAACAGCCATCGATCACGTCGCGCCCCACAAATGGCATGAGGTCGTTGTTGACGCCTCGCCTCGCCAATGTCATCAGCGTCTGCAACTGCGGGTCCGTAACCGCAGCCCACCCTTTTGGAACGCCTTCGTCGAGAATGAGCATCAAGCAGCTCGCTGAAAACCAATGTCTATTGCGCGCATGAAAGTCTCTGCCAGTGCCGACTCGCTCAGATCAAGGGCATCCTGCATGAATGGCTGCGGCTCTTGGCCCCTGTGAAAGAACAGGTTTCCGCGCCTGCTCTGCCGGATACTCGGCTGCACTCCAAACTCAACAAACGGCGCGTATGGTGCCATGGCTACCACGCGTCCCATTAGCGAGCCGCTCGAGAACTTGCCTGTCACATGTAGTGCGCCGACGCTGCTGCGAAGAAAGCCCGTCCTCACCGGAGCCATTCTTGCTGCGCCGCCTGCGAGAACGCCAACCGCCTCTTCCATCGCGCGACGAAGCTCAGTATCGAGATGGTCGATTGCGCTCTTGCCGGGGAACTCTCCGATTTCGAACGTGACACTTGGGAGAATCATCTTCGCCCCAACTCTATCGTCATGATGGTACTTGCCACTTCCCCCGATGCCAAGGTCGGTGACAGCGCCTCTATGGCCAGCTCGAACAGCTCTTTGTATTCATGGTAGCTGTCAGCGAATATCTCGTCGCGGTCTCCCGTCGTCATCGCCAGCCTGTACAGCCTCATCGCCGCACCCAGTTGTACTGCATCTGCGAGTTCTGTCGGGTCCACGATGTCGGTCTCGAGCACAGGCGGAGACATTCGTTTGAACCTGTCGAGGACAACGTCCAGGGCGTACTGACGCGCCGGACGCAAGTCTGTCCATGCGTCCGGCAGCAGCGTTGTCGCGTCGAGCGCCTGGCCTCCCAGGAACTCGTCGAGCGCTGCATCTGTCAGTACGGTATCTGGGTCCATCAGTCCTTGCTCGCCCTTGTGGCCCTACGGCCTCGTTTCGGTTTGTCGGCTTTCGCCTCTTGCTTGTCGTCCTGAGCTTGCTCAGTCGACTGATGGGTTGCCTCTTGCGAGGCTGCCGCTACCGGCTCTGGTTGTGGGTCAGCAGGCTCCTTCGGCCCTCCGGTCACGCACTCGATGTCGATGTACGTGCCCATTGCCGCTACCAGCCCGCGAGCACGCCATGCGGGAACTGGCAGAGTGCTCCGCCCGTTCACGAAATTGATGCCAGCGAGCCGCATGGTGCGACCCCGCTTGTCGATGATGTGGTACTTGCCCCGCGGAACGCCGCTGCGGTCCAACGGGATATCATGAAGAGTGGCCACCTGGCCCCCTTATGCCGACGTCGGGCTCTTGATCTCGGTCGCGCGAGCCGCAGCGAGGTCAGAGCCCAGTCCGAAGCCGGTGTACCCGTTTAGGCGCCAGCGGTGCGAGTTCTTGTTTTGCACCGGGCCCACGTCCACGAGCTCGAAACCAAGAGCAGGAGCGACCATCGGATCGATGTCCAGCTCCACTGGGTTTCCGCCGAACGCGCCGACGTGGAAGCCTTCGTCGTCACTCAGCGAGGCCAGGTAGACCGAGCTGAGGTCCGAGTTTGCTCCCTTTGTCTCGTTCGCGAGAACGTAGTCGTTCTTGAAGATCGGGATTCCCTCGTACGCGAGGATGGGCTGGTTTTCGATTTCACCGGTCTGAGCGTTGAAGCCATTGATCGAGATCGTCTCCGCCGTATTGCCCGGTGCGCTTCGAAGGATCGCCTTGAACTCGCGACGGACTGGAGCGTTCATGATGAACGCGAGGTTGTCGCGCACCTTCACCATGTCGATCAGCTCGTCGAGAATCTCCGGCGAGATCGCGTCGCCGTTCGTCCCGCTGCTCGAGCGAGTCTGGGTCGGCGCGATGAGCGTGTTGAGCCCGTCCGGCTCATTGCTCGTCGAGTTGATCGTGATCGCCGCCCGCTGGTCTGCGGTGATGCTTGCGACTGTCACGTTGACGATGACATACCTGTCCTTGTTCTGGCTTCGAAGTACGACGCCATTCGTGTCCGTGGCGACCGCCACGTCTGCGCCGAAGTCGACATCGCCCGGAGCACGGAATGCCCAGTTCTTGCCCGTGTTGGTGTACCGAATCTCCCCAGGACCCTGACGAGTCGTGTTGAGGCCCGGGCCCGGAGTAATGGAAGTCAGCGCCGTCGAAATGGCAGCCCCATCCTCGACGGTGACGCTCGATGCGTACTTACCGCTGATGATTGCACGCGAGAAATCCCGCCCCGCAGCCTTCGTCTTGCGAGCGATGGCGCGAGCCAGGGGGTCGTTTGCGCTAGTGCTGCGCTGTTGCGTCATGACGAACCGAGATACGTCGAAGTCCGAGCTCATCTCGTACTTCGGGACGACGATCGTCTGGTCATAGCCAGCCGACTCCTGAGTGGTTGCCCCAGGCGCTACCCATTCGACCGATGGGAGAATGCACTCCCGCGTGTAGGTGAATGAATCGCCTTCTTTTGGCACGAACGGAACGCGCCCTAGCATCCAGTCCTCGGTGACAATGCTTTTGAAAATCCCGCGCCCGAGCGGGTTCTGTGCGGTCAGTGCCGCTTGGAATAGGGTGAGCATCTGCTCGTCTCCTTTGGTTTGCTATTGTGATCGTTGTGACAGGCCGGTGGCGATGTCCTGGGTTCCTGACGTGGGTCCGTCGTGGCTGCCTCGCTTGCCTCCGCCGTCGTGCCCGCGCACAGGTGGGGTGCCCGCCCCGCGCCTGCCTGCCCCAGATTTGAAGAACTCATTGTCGTTTAGGAACTGAACTGCCAGGTCGTCCGGCGACTTGTCGATCATCGAACCGTATGATGCCGTGACTTCGCCGTCGTTGATTTCGATGTCCTTGAGCGCGGCTCGCATTGCATCGCGTGCAATCTCTGCCGCTGGGCCGTGGACGCCCGCCTTTGCCAGTGCGCTGCTGAGCTTTGCCCGCAGCGTCCCTTCGCGGGCCGCCTTGTCCCTGGCTTCAAGCTGCTCCTGAAACCCCTCGTTCATCTTGCGAAGCTCTGCGATCTGGAGGTCGCGCTTTTCGATGTCGCGCTGATGGCGATGTTCCACGCGTTCGAGCTCGCTCTTACCTTCAAGGGCGTTTGCCTCTCGGATCTTCGCAAGCTCTGCCTGTACTTCCGCAAACTCATCACCAGAAGGTCGCCCTTCCAGCTCGGTCTTCAGTGCCGCGATCTCTGAGTCACGCGCCTTCAGACGTTGCTTGATGTGTGCTTCGAGGTCGGCTTGGGTGAATGTTTGCTCACCGCTGCCTTCCTCGCCGCCGCCTTCGCCGCCGCCTTCGCCTGTGCCATCGTTCTGCTGACGCAGAACAGCTCTGTTCCCAAACAAAAACATATCGTTCCTCCGCTGGATTGACCGCCAGGACGGCTTTCAGCCCCGCACCCCGTTAGTCCTCTGCCGCGGGTAGGCAAAGGCGGTAAAACTCTATTTACGCTGCTTTGGTGATTTTGTCAGCACCACCGCCGGTGTCCAGCGGACCCCCTGGGGGCGCCTGGCCGTCAGTCGGAGCCTGCTCTGCGCCCGTCTGTGTCACGTTGAGCTGCGCATTGTCGGCCAGCTCCCTTATCTGAGCCTCGATCTTGTCTCGCTGCTCCCTGGGGAGATTCTGGATGACCTGGTCTATGACCCGCAGCTTGATGAGGACCTCTGCGTCCGCGCCCAGCTCTAGTCCAACCGCTTTCTCGGCGCGGTCGAGCTCCGCGTCGATGTCCGAGACGTCGTAGTCCTGCGGCGCAATGACTCGCGCCTCTTCTCGCTGCTGCTCTGAAACGCCAAGCGCTGATGCGAGCAGCCTGTCTACGTGTTGGTCCCAGGACGCGATCTGATTTGCAAAGTCGTTCAGTGCGCGGTTTGTCTGCGCGAACTCGAATCTTCGCGCTGCTCCGCTTACTGATTGTCCGGTTGGCCGAGTGAACTCCACGCGTGCCATCCTATAGATTTCCTTGATCATCGCGTCGATGCGCTTCTCGTACGTCTCAGCGCAGCTCGCCGGAGGGGCCAGGTAACCATGGGACTGCTTCGAGTCTGGGTCGATGTTGATCGCGTTGAGGGTCCCGACCGTCATGCTCCCGCCCTCTATCTTCTGCTTCTGAGCAAGGACCAGGATCGCGAATACCTGACTCCGCAGATGCTCTCGTTGCTCGCTTGTCAGGTTGAACAGCGTGCGTGCCGCCACGGATTCCGCACCGTGCATCGCAAGCCCAAGTATCGGGTCATCCAAGGCAGGCTTTTGCCTTAGTATTGCAATCGGGACCTCGCCAAATGGATGTGCGCCCTCGTCGACCTTCTTCGGGTCCTCTTGTCCAACGATTTCGTAGACAGCAAACTCCTCTGGCCACCAGATCGTGTAGCGCGTGACCTTGACCGGTTCTTCTAGCGGGTCTGGATTGAGCAGGTGCGTGGTTCTGATCTTCGCCCACGCAAAAGCGCCAGACCTGTCTGTGCTCGAGTCAACCAGGTTTGCCGGAAACATCGGCACCACACGAGGCTGAGACAATCCCATTTCCCTCAGCTGGCCCACCGTCGCATTGAACGCCTCTTCCGGGCGCTGCGGCAAATCGACAAGCGCAGGAACGTAGCCAAGAACTGCAGCGCGCATGACCTGCATGGCTCGCATTTCGTCATACGGTTTCCCCCGTCCGTCTATGTTCGAGCGCCAGTCAGAGACTTGCTGTGGCTGATTCTGAAATGTGAACGACTTTCTGAGGATGTAGCTCGTCTTCAGGTCCGTGAGCGGAGCGATGATGTTTGTGTAGTGCGCTGCCTCGATGCGGCGCTTGAACTTCTCCTTCTCTTCCCGGGGATACTGGTCCAGGTAGCTTTCGCTCTTAGGATAGAGCTTTTCCGATGAGCCCCAGAACTCAAACCCCGGGGGCTTTGCTGCGCCGGAGAACCCGCCGCCGCCTGTGTACGCATCAGCCAGCAGCTTGTGCCACGCGAGTTCCTCGTCGTAGCCCTCGCGTGTGCGCTCCAGGCTGCGTTGAAGGTCGTCAGCCATTCGTCCGCTCCGGCTTGAGGCGTTCCGCTGCGATCGCGTCGACCGTGTACTCCTCTTCGTATAGGAATGGCGCGGCCATCCGCAGGAACGCTGGCAGCTCGTCGAAAAACCTAGCTGCGTCATCGCGGGTGAAGCGACCAACCAGCTCTCCGTTCTTGGTCACGTCGGCGAAGAACGTGCGCCCGTGACCAATCGCCACTGAGTAGAAGCCTTCCGAACGCTCGATCGTGGTAACTATAGTCTCTTCCGACATGCCCTCTTCCTAAAGGTCCGCGACCCTGAACGCTTCGACCTCGAATGGGTCTGGCGCATGGTACACTGCCAATGCTAGCGCATCTGCGCGGTCCGGGCTCCGTTTGAGCCTCTTCTTTGTTTCTTTCTTCTGCTCGACCAGCTTCCGTCCCTGTGTGTCGACCGTGTACTTTGGCGCCAATAGCTCGCGCTCGAGCTCGCGGTCCTTTGGTAGCATCCCATCCTCACTGAGCCAGTCACGGATCGCAAACCAGAGCTGGCTGCGTAGATTGTGGTGGTCGCCGTCCGTTGACGGCATCCCGACCTGGACGTCTGAAACCTTGATGACCCGCGTCTTTACTGCCTTGCTCTCGAGCAGCGCGTCGACCGTGGACGCGCCGATGCCGATGCCATCCACGTTGACCGGCACTTCCATCTCCGAACGGCGCATTGATTCGACTAGCTCGATGATCTTGCGCGCGATCTCAGGGCCGCGCTGATGCCTCATGACCGTGCATGGATACGCGTAGTTGCCTCGGATCGGCT